AGTAATTTATTATAAGTAATTTATTATTGAAATGAGTGGAAGAGACAATAAAAGAGGTTGAGACACCATATAAATTTATGCGTCTCAATAATAATATTTCTTATGTCTAAAATATCTTAGATTGCTAATATAAATGGTAATATAACCAACATTCTTTTATATACCCGCTATAAAATGTTTTATAATATAATAATATTGAAAAATACCAGAAAAACTAATAATATAAGTACTAATAAAATATTGGTAATGTAAGTAATTTTATAGATAAGTAATTTTAAATAAGAAGTAATTTTAAATGTGTGTCTAGAAAGAAAAAGAAAAAAATAAAAAAAGTAAGTAATGATATTGTATATAATTTTCTATTTAATATATAATATTACAAAGTATTATAATGTTATCATTAAAAGCAGGAACACCGATTGCAATTATAAATAATAACCCTAAGAAGAAGATTTATTATAAAGAAGCAAGTAAAGATGAGGAACCCGAATTAGATACTACAACAGAACAAAAAACAAAGATATTTAAGAAATGCTTACAACGTGATAAGAAATTAAAGAAAACAGAAATAGATGAACTAGTAAGAAATTATAATAGTGGTATTACTGAATTAGATGATAGAACAAAAAACCGACATTTACAAAATGGCATAGACTATGTAAATAAATCTTTAAAACGATTTCTAGATTTTGGAAAAGATACCGAAATCTTCCCAATTATCACTGAAGATTCCTATAGAATGCTTATCACTGGAGGCTCTGGTAGCGGTAAAACTCAATTTGTGGGTGAATTTCTTAAAGTAAATAAGGTAAAAAAGGGTGCAGGTGTTTTTATGTTTTCACCCTTTGAAGATGATGTATCTATAAAATTGAAAAATATGATTTACATAAAATTGGAAAATTATGAAAAAGAATATGATAAACCATTTGAACTGGAAGATATCCCAAAAGGTAGTGTATGTATATTTGATGATATTTTTACATATAATAAGAATTACCGTCATTATTATATTGAGTTAATGCAGACATTAATGGAACGTGGGAGACATTTAGGGGTTTCTTGTATAAATATTCAACATAATGCATTAATGGGACACGAAGGAAAGATAGTATTACGTGAAAGTATGTATTATGTTGTATTTGGTAGATACAATATGCGAGATGCTAGGGTATTATTATCTACTTATACAGGAATGACAAAAGAAAATATAGAAGAATTATTGGATACTGATTCTAGATGGCAGTTTGTAAAAAAATCTGTTCCTAGTTATTTTATTACAAATTCAGTTGTTTGTTTATTTTAAAAAATTAATTCTTTCTAGACACAACTTTTTATTTTCATTTATAAATTAATTTAAAGATATTTTAAATATTGTATATATATAAGAAGATGGATACAGAAATAAATCAGAGTTTAAATAAATTGTCAATGGATGTGAAAGATTATAGAAAGAGTTATTATGAACGTAATAAAGATAGAATACGAGCAGTAAATTTAGAAGCATATCATAATAATAAGGATAGACGAACAGAACTAAGTAAATTATACTATTCAACACATAAGGAACAATTATTGGAAGACAAAAAACAAAAGACAAATTGTGAATGTGGCGGATGTTATACGAGAACTAATAAGAAAACACATTTAAATAGTGTAAAACATTTAAAATTTACAGAAAAACAAAATAATTGTTAATTGTTAATTGAATATTTTTTCTTTTTTATTTTCTTAATATAGAATAACTATAATAAAATAACATTTAAGAATGTCAAATATTGCATTAGTCCCAAATATCTATTATGAGGCCCGCAATTTTAATCCTACTACGCAACCTGTACCAGCAACACAAGATGAAGCATTAATTTATCCATTATTGAGGGATGCTAGTAAATATCAAGTGGGAGTAGCCAAAGCAATAATTCCTCTATCTCAAGTACCATTAACCCAATCAAATTTGCCATTAAAAGGGTATCAAGTAGGAATTCAACAGGGCACATACTCTGGTACAGCATATGTTAGACAAGTTAATAGTAATACTGATAATTATTTATTTACATCTTCGGGATTAGTTATTACAACATCAATTTATACATCAACTGGAACTACTTTTGATTCAACTACGGACGTTTCACCATTTATGAACTATTTATATTCATTTGTTGTAGATAATTATTTGAATTTGTATTGTGCTGGTTCTTCTAGTAATCCCAATAATGCTGATACAATATATATTATTGGTGTTGATGGTTCGCTTTTACAAACATTAGCACTTAATAATGTATCATCAATATTTATAAATCCGGCACAAACACTATTTATTGCAGATGGAACAGAAACGGGGGGAACTATTCAAGTATACAGTAATGAAAATTCCGCTAATAATGTGAATTTATCATTACTTACTGTTATTGATAAAGATTTTGCAAATAATCAACTAACAAATGTTGTATTTGTAGTAGCAACACTAGATAGAATAATAGTCGGACACGATACAAATATACTTACTTATTATAATAATCCTTTATTTACAGCAATTACAGATTATACAGTACCACTAGTCGTTCAATTTACCGCAGCAAATGTTTTGAATGGTGATGATATTTTAATGACTGCTGACTCTGTATTATTAAATGATACATTATATGGTGTTCTAGCATCAGGGGCAGTTGCTAATATTGAAACAAATACAACATTGACTGGATTAACGGCGGCAAGTGCTATGGCTTGCACTAATAATGGTTATGGTTTCGTTGCTGGTAGTAATTCAAATACATATAATTTAACATTACCAATTGTACCTGTTCAAAATTTTACACAAGTTAATACAATAACCGCTATAGTTTTGACAGTAGCAAATAAAGATGGATTATATGCAATTGGCACAGGAGCAACCCCAAATTTTAGTGTATGGGATAGTACAGTTTCTAAATATTATACGTGTAATACAAATTTCAAAATTGGTGCAAATAATATAATTTCAATGGATTATAATGTAAATACTGATAAGGCAGTTGCAGTTGATAGTAATCATAATCTTTGGAAATCAAATGTGCCAATAATGCCATATAATTTGATGTATTGGCAAAATAACAATCAAGTATTAACATTGGGTGCTTCTCCAAATAATATAAGCGAAGGACAGATAACAGCACGACAAGTAAATAATATAGGTATTGCCAATATTTATGGTATAGCACAATGGGGTGCATATGTATACACAATTGAAGGTGTCCCAGGTTCTCAAGTTATAGTGCAACGTAGTTTTACAGATTTTGGTTTAACATCTACTGGAACAACTTATAATTTAGTGGAAACAGCAGGAACAATAAAGCAAATTTGCGTGTTTAATACATTTCTATGTGTTTATGATGGTACTAATACTCTACGTATATATACATTAGGAACGAACACTCAATTACATAATTCAGGCAATACATACGCAAATACAGTTTATTTTTCTATGTACTCGCTAGATAATAATGATAATTTATTAATTGCTGCAGATACTATTCTAGGTGTTGCAAATATAAGTGCATTTATACCTGTAGGAGCAATATATACAGCACCAACAAATATTATTGGTTGTTGCACTAATATTGGCGATACTTCACCAAATGGATTATATACAACTTTTACAATTACTGGTGGAACTAATGGTTCTCTTTTGAAGCAAGTATGGAATAATGGATATAATGGCGTTGCATCAAGCACACAAATTGCCACATCAGGTGCTACAACTGGTTATAAACAAATTTTCTGTAATCCATACCAAGGTATAATATATGGTATTACTGGTTTTTCTTCGGAATATGACGGAACAGCATCTCTATATGCACAGAATAATAATTATGCTTTAGCATATATAATGAATTTTGGTTATGGAGGCGATTTAGTTAATTCTGGTTTCTATTTACCTAATAATGCATCTAACCCATATGCATGGACTCAACAAACAAGTAATATACCACTAAAAAGTGTTTGTGTTAGCCGTAATGATTCAAATACATTATATGGTATTTCAAATACTAATAGCACAACATATAGTGGTTCATTATTAAATAATTCAATTACATTTACACAAATATCAGCATATGCATCACAAACATATAATTATATATCTACAACAATTAATACAAATAATATAGTAAATAGCACTTTACGAACATTTACGATTAGTAGTCAAGCACCAATAGCAACATTAGGTGTGCCAAATCAAAAAATATTTGCAATAGGTGCAAATGAAATTAGCCGTGGTGGTTCTTTCTTGGTTCCTACTGGTGCTACTAAAACAATAACAAGTTATACACCTACATTAACTGTTAATTATATTTTCTTATTTACTGGTGAAACATATTTATTTGTAAAAAATGGTGAAGATATCGATGCAGGTGCAGTTAGTATTTTTTCTTATAGTGTACTTATAGATGCTATTAATGCTGCTTTCGCCGAAGCATATACACGATTACAAGTTAATAATTCAAACCCACTTACAGAAGCACCCAAAATAAGCCTTAATTATTCAACTGGGATATGTACTTTAACTTATTCCCAAGATTATACAACATCTGCATTCACTGCAAATCCTACTAATGGTATTCTATTTAATTCTCTATTAACACAATTAATTTATTTTTCTCCAAATATTCCAAGCACAAACCCGGCATTTGCAGATTATGGATTAAATATAATTGGCTTGCCTGTTGGTTCTACATCATTTACACAAACATCAGGCACTATTTATCAATTCAATCAACTAGATAAAATAGGAATTCAAAGTAATACAATTTTTGTTTCTGATAGTTATTTTGGCAACAATCAAACTAATAGAATTATCACTACAATAGATGTGCCAACTGCAGCGAATATAGAAAATTTAGGAACGGTACTCTATTTTCAGCCCCAATTCATGAGGCCTTATACTTTAGCCTCTACTAATGCAATTGATAGAATTCAAATTCAAGTTCTTTATCAATATCGAGATTTCTCAACATATCAACTAAATATCGGTTCAGGCCAAAATTGGAGTGTGTTATTAGATTTTATAAAAAAGTTTTAATGTAACATAAAAATAAAAAAATAATTCTTTCTAGACAACCTTTTTTTTTTCATATTAAAAAATAGACAAAAATAATTATTTTATTTTGTAATTTTTTCGTTAAATAAAAATATTTATAAATAATAAGTTATAATATATTAATAAATCAATATTCAAAATGGCTGCCAATGCTACTGCCCCCAAACTTATTTTAGATAACCGTGTGAATGTTTCTGATAGTTTCGACCAACTCATTAACTACTCAGGTGTTAATGTCAATGTTTTTGAAATTAATCCCGATGGCGCTAGCCCATATACTAGCCAAGTGCTTTATAATAATATTGTAGTTCCTAATATTTCATCTACTCTAGTAAGCCGAAATATCCGCCATCGTTATGATTGCACTATTTCATTTGATAGAACTAATGCCAATAAACCTATTTTTGCTGGTGTTAATGATGGTTATCTTCAAGGCGCAGGTGGTACTTCAGTTGACCCAACTATTTCATATTCATCTAGTTCCGTTCAACCGGTTGATACTGTTTTACGTGCCCCATTTCCTCTACAAAGTATTTGCGATTCTGTGTCTCTTACTATTAACAGTGGAACTAATACACTCAATAGCCGTCAAATCCTTGATCCTATCTCTCGCAAACTTGATAAGAAATATTTAATGTATCAGCAATCCGAATGCCCTACCCAACTAGATAATCTTGTTAAACTTGCAACAGATAATGGCCTTTTTGTTGGTTCCGCTGCTCTTCCAATTGCTAACCAGGCCAATTGGGCTGCTGTTGTTACTGCAACACCTCAAATTACAGTTGCTGTTAATGGAGTAAATGTTAGTTATTATCCAGGTGGAACAGTTGCACCAGCAATTGGCACTGTTTTACAACTTGTTGCACCTGTTGGATATACTGCACTATGTGCCGTTCAATTTGCTTATGTAAATGCTGCTGCACTTCCAAATTTAGGTCAAATTTTTCTTTATCAACAAGTAGGAACAGTTAGTAATCAACCACTTTCAAAATATGAAAATTCCGCTGGATTTTCACGTGCTTCTTTCCTTCCTACTTCTGTTTCTCTTTCTGGAAATATTGTTTCTGTTAAGTATAATGTTGTAGAACAAGTGTGTATTTCTCCTCTTACTTTGTTTGATAATGAAACTTTTCTAGCAAATATTAACACGCTTTCGTTGCTCTTTAATTTTAGTAATATTTATGATATTATTTATTGTGCTAATCCTGCAGCACTTACAAATATCGTAGGAGTTGCAGCTGGTGGTATTCAAATTAGCAATGCAAAATTGCTTCTCACTTATATTCAATGTAATCCTGAAGTAATGACAATTCCTCGTGCTGTATCTTATAATTATGAAAATGTTGTATATTTTTCAAAAACCCAAACTCCACTAGGTGCTTCAATTGCAAAAGATTTATTTCAATCTGATACAGTAAGATTTCAATGTATGCCTTCTATGATTTACCTATTTATGAGAAACTCAGTATCAGCCCGAGTAGCAACACAAACACAAACTTTTTACCAGGTAGGACAAGGAAGTTCATCAACTGCATCTGCTGGTCTTGCAATTAATATTGGAAATCGTACTGGTCTCCTTGCTTCTGCAAGCCCTCAAACTCTCTTCCGTATTTCACGTTCTAATGGATATAATGGCAATTTTGACGAATGGCAAAATTCCGGCGGGGTCATAATGTTAAACCCGGTAAAAGACCTAGGCATAGACCCTTCCCTCGACACTCTACCTCTTGAAACTGGTTCAGTCAATTTTCAATTTAGTTGCTATTTTAATAATAGTAATTTTGCATATTCTAATTCATTACCAGCTGGAACAGTTGTCCCTGTACCCGAACTGATGATTGTCAGTGTATATGCTGGTATTGCTACTATTACTACCGACCAATGCATGTTTAGCCTTGGTTCTCTTTCTGGAAATGAAATTAATGCTGTTCTTTCAAAGGCTGGTAAATCTGGTGCAATGCTTTCTAGTGAAAATGTAGAACCCACAATTCAAGGTAAGGGACTTTTTGCCAAGGGAAAACATATTCTAGGTAAAATGGCTTCTTCTAATCGTTCCCCAATGAAGATGTAAATAAATAATTAATTATCAGTAAAATAATAAATAGTTTTTTCCATTTTTTTATCTTTTTGAATAATAAGTAATTACAAAAAAATAGTATTCTAAAATGCCAACAAGTTATCAAATGTTTGTTAAAAAGCACATGGCCTCAATTTCAGGAAGTCCAAAGGAAAAAATGGCAAAAATCGGTAAAATGTGGCGTGAATCAAAAGAAGGCACAAATGATGCAGGTGAAAAACCAAAAAAAACAACTAGAAAGTATACACGAAAACCAAAAGGCGGTGAATTATCAGATGATGTATTATCAGGTGCAGGAATGATTGGTGATTTCTTTAAGAAAGCCGGAACCGCTGGTTTAAATCTCGCCAAAACTCAAGGTCAAAAACTTGTCAAAACACAATTAGAACAATTCAAGAAAGACCCATTAGGATATGCCAAAAATGCATATTCACTTGGCAAAATGGCAGTTGATAAAGTAAAAGAATTAAAAGGCGGTGAATTGACAGCAGCACAGAAAAAGACAATGAAAGCAAAACACCGTAAATTTGCAAAATTAAGTGGTGGTGCTATTCCTTGGAATTGGGAATATCTTGACCCATCCCGTGGTATTTCAGAACAACTAGAAGATTATTATAAACAAGGTAAAGTATATGTAAATCCATTAGGTAAAGCAACATTGGCACAAGTTGGAGGCGATGAACAAACACTGCAATACAATCATAGATATTGGGATGCAAAAGATGAAGGCCAAAGACTTTTAAATGCAGTTCAGGTTGATAATCAACGCAGAGCAGATGAACCGTCGGCGGCCGAAAGAATTGCCACTGGTTTAGTTGGTTCTGTTGCCGAAGGCGTTACAAAAGGGGCAATGGGTGGCAGACTTAATCAACGTCGTAGGCGCACAATGCATGGTGGTAAAGCACTTATTAGTGGTGCTGGTATGGGTGGCGGTGGAAGTCCTGGTGGTGCCACATTTTCTGGTGCTGGTATGTCTGGTGGTAATGTTCTTATTAGTGGTGCTGGTATGGGTGGTGGTGGAAGTCCTGGTGGTGCCACATTTTCTGGTGCTGGCATGGGTGCTGGTGTTGATGATGATTGCCATTATGAAATGCGTAGTGCTGTAGGATATTAAAAACCTATTGTATTATAAAATAATGGGCTTAGTTTTTCTTCTATTGGTTTTACTTCTTCAATAGGTTTTTCATCTAATGGTTTTTCTTCTATTGGTTTTTCTTCTAATGGTTTTTCAACTGATTTAATAATTTTTTCTTTTTTTTTATAAATCTTATCTGGATGGTTTTTTTGAAATGTTTCAAAACTTTTTTTATTGTATTCTTTTCTTTTTGCTTTAAATGTTTCGTCATTTTCCATCATATCTTTATGATAACTACGCATGTATTCATTATGTTTTTCTTTTTTTGCTTTTATTTTCTCATATTGTTTGTCTAAAGCATCTATATTTATTAATTCTTTATTAAATTCTTTATCAAGTTTTCTACGACTTTCAATATATTTTTTAAAAGTTTCTGAATTCATTCTAGACAAACAATTTATTTTTTACTCTTATATTAAAATAATATTTTTTAATTAAATAAAAAAACAATAAAAAATATATCATTCTATAATAAATAATAAATTTATAATGGAATCAAGTCTCAATAGTTCTCTTGTACCTTTAAATAGTGGAGGTATTTTTATAGGTGTTTGGGAAAAGGTATTATATGCAACAGCACAAATAACATTACTAACAGATACAACAAGCCAAATTATATGCTATCAATCCTTAAATAAACAACAAGTCCAAACAACAACATTTAATGTTTCCGCAAATCAATATTTTACTTATAATGTTAATCTTAATTTACCTTATGTATATTTTACAGTTAGAAATACATCACCAAATAACCAAACATTATTAAATTTTAGCACTCTATATAAAAATATTTCAGATAATAATAAAGGTTCCTTGCAAATATTTAATGATTCATCACCAACTGGAACAGATGGCGTTTCTCTACCCGTATTCCTTAATCAAAATTCTGCAAATATTACGTGTTTTGGTAATGTTGATGGTGCAACAATTTTGACTTTACAATTAAGTAATGATAATTTTAATTATTATGATTCTCAATATTCACTTACAACAACTGCCGGGCAAGACTTCGGGTTTTCTGTGCCTGCCTCGAGTATTAAATACTGTAGGTTAAAATCTAGTTCTGATGTATATATAACAGCATTTATAAATTATTCGTGATTGATTTGAGATTTTATTTTATTTAATTCTCTATATTGTTTGTTGTATTCTGATATCTTTGCTTTATTTAATTGTCTATAAAGTTTCTGCTTTTCATTTTTTTTATCTTTATTTGCTTTATCATAAAGTCTCTGCTTTTCATTTATTTTATCTTTATTATCTTCTCTATACTGCTTCCTATTTCTACCTGCAATAATTTTATTTACACAAATATCGTTATGCAACTTAATATAATAACCTTCTCTGGCATTCAGTTGTTCTTTACGCTCACAAGGGAAATCTTCAATTAATTCAATACGTGTTTCTCCTAGTTTGAATAATTCAAAACTTGTTATATAAATATTACCCCCATTTAAACTTTCTCTATAATTTCCCTTATGTTTTGCTAGTCTTTTGCATAATGATTGGCACGTACTACCAATATATATTTTATCAGTTAAATCACTTACGATTTTATAAATTCTTCCATTTTTATAATCCATTTTACTATTTAATACTCTTTATTGCTATATCTTTAAGTTGTTTTTAATTTTATTCTAGATTACCAATTTTTTTTTATTCTTTTTTATCTTTTAATATATTAAATAATAAAATGAGTTCTCTGTTTCTTGGTGATTATTTAAATGGCAACAACAACGGCTTACTGTTAGGTAGTATTAATCTAATAGGCGGAAATACTGGAGGAATCGGACCCACAGGCAGTCGAGGTGATACTGGTGATAGTGGACCCACAGGCAGTCGAGGTGATACTGGTGATAGTGGACCCACAGGCAGTCGAGGTGATACTGGTGATAGTGGACCCACAGGCAGTCGAGGTGATACTGGTGATAGTGGACCCACTGGAGATATTGGAACACAAGGCGCACAAGGATTTAATGGGGCAACCTCAACTACTATAATTCCATATTCTGGAACACCTACAATTACACCTACAAGCGTAAACTTCTTTAATCCTAACGATGAAGTAGTAACACGAGAGTTTTTAAATATAGCCGTAAATAGCATTTATTGCCAAGTTCAATTAGCATCATTGGCAGTAAACGGAAGCCGATATTTCATTCAATTCGTTGATACTACAACAAACCGTATAATGTATTATGATGTATATAATCAAGTTGGAAGTAATCGTATTTCACTATTAACTGGTGTTGGTTCTACGGTATTTACATATACAGGTTTTAATAATGATGATATTCTAACAGCCTATTTCGACGGTGTGAAACTCAATACATTAATTAATGGAGTTCTGGAAAACCAATATACAATAACACCACCAAATCCCATTCAATTAGATATTGTTTATTTACCTACTGGAGGAGATACAAGTCAATTAACTTTACCACTTATTTATTACTACCCTACAGGATTGAATGGTTCTATCGGTGCTACTGGTTCAACCGGTTCATTCCAGTTCAATATTGCTAGTAACTACGTTGTATATTCAAATGGAACTGGTGCAACAGGTAGCGCAGATTTACAACATAAACCAAATACAGGAGTAATAACAGTCAATGAAAATCTAAGTTATACTAGTAATTATCCTATAGCAATAGAAGCAGGTTTTAGTGATGCTAATTATACAACAGCATTACTGGCTCAAAGCAAAAGTGATGCTGATGGGGCAAGTGTATCCGTATTATTAACAAATGATTTGGGATCTGATTCCGCTTATTATGGAGGTTTAACGATGTTTTCTAGCACAACAAATCCTCAATATTCTCAATTCGCTAGTATGCCTAACGCTATATCATTAAATAGTCAATCGGCATCTATTGTGGTATCTCCTTGGAATGGACAACAAGCAGGAACATCAGGTCAGAATGATAATATATTTCTAACATATAATGGCGGTTCTAAAGCACACTTTATAAATCATTATGGCAATCTAGTTGTTGGAGCTGATAATGCAAATTATAGCGGTTCAACATATGGCGGTGATGATGGAGGAAATGATAAGTTCTTAACATCCAACGGAAATGGAGGTATGAAGTGGACTTCAGTAAATGATTTAAAAACGTTGCTAGGATTACCACCATAAATAAATATCTAATTCTATAATAATAAAAAAATTATAAAATGATTGATTCAGTAGCATTAACAGCCCTACTCACTTCAATAGGAAGTCTGGCCATATCCATTTTAACTCATATCAAGCACTCAAAGTGTTATGGAATCGATATTACAACAACAGAAAGCCATACACCTACTATACAAACACCAGAAGAACATTTTAATTATGGTAGTATGATTGAAAGTGTATCTAGACCACCAACACCAAATCATTTAAAAATTAGTAATCCTATACCAATACCCAAACAAGATGAAAAAATAACAAAATACAATACATTATGAAAAAATAGGACATAAGAAATATTATTATTGAGACGCATAAATTTATATGGTGTCTCAACCTCTTTTATTGTCTCTTCCACTCATTCCAATAATAAATTACTTATTATTATTCCTTATAATTATAAGGTGTCTCAGGTGGTGTCTCACCGAGGTTTTTCTCTCTTTCTATTGGTTTTTATTTATTATTTTATTATATAGAGACACTAGAGACAAGAAATAAATAAAATAAAATAAAAATAATAAAAATACTAAAAATTATAAAAAATAGATTTCTATAGGAATAGTATAAAAAGTAAAAAAAAGTATCAAAGCCGTCTCTACCGCCCATTTATGTTGTCTCTTCACCGGAGACACTGAGACACCGAGACACCATATATTATTCTTGTAAAACGTAATAATATTTAAAAGAATGATTGGAATGATTTTTTTGGGTCATTACGTGATATACCGACTTCTTGCAATAATGCTCCACCTTCTACTTTTTTTTCTTTTTTTAGTTCTAATCCTTCGCCCTCTGCAGATGATGCTATTGCTTTTTTAGTAGTCTTTTTTGTAGATGATTTTAGAGAAGTAGATTTTTGAGTTAATGATGGTAATGGTTTTCCAAAAATTTTATATGCATCTTGCCAAGTGCTTGCATTATCTAAAGCCTTTAAAAATTCTGTTTGTCCTCTAATACTTGATTTTGAAAAACTTGTAATCATATCTGCCGATTGACTAACTTTCAAACGTTTTAATTCTTTTTTTAATGTTTGTAAATTTGAATCAATTATTTGATTTAATTGTTCTTCTGATAATTTTTCTTTTTTTGCAATTCTTTCATTTTCTGATAATGGGTCTTGTTTAGCAACTTCTGCCAAAACATCTTCAAAAGTTGGTGGTGCATATGCTGGTGGTAAATCACCTTCATCTGCTTCTGCTGGTGCTTTTGCTTTTGCTTTTGCTTCTGCTTCTGCTTCCGCTTCTGCTTCCTTTGCCTTTTCTGCTTTTGTTTCCTTAGGTATCTTTGGAGGTAGTTTTGATGTATCAGATTTTTTTAATATATCCAATAATTGTTGTTTTTCTTTTATTGTTTTTAATACTGCAAATTGTGATGCTATCTGCTTTTGCACGTCTGGATCATTTATTTTATCTTCCAAAGTATTAATAAAATCTGCCTGTATTTGTAGTTCTTTACGTTCTTGTTCTTGTTTTTCAGATGGTAACTGTTCGCGTGCAAATGCTTCTGGCTTCAATGCCTTAATTAATTGATAAAATTCTGGTGGGAGTTGAACTTCTTTTCCTTTTCTTTCTTCAACTGCTTTTCTTTTCTTTTCTAGAATATTAGAAATATCAACACCACGTTTTTTTAGTAGTTCATTATATTCTTTAATTTTTGCAATACTTGTTCCGGAAGCATATTTTTTATTCAAATAATCCAATGATTTTGGCTGACGTTCTGCAGTGTCTTTCAATTCCTTTGCAAGTTTTTTTGAAACTTTACTAGGGATTTCAACAACTAAAGGTTTCTTATCACCTCGTAATTTACGTTTTAAATCTTTTGTAGATTCTATAGCAATCTTTGGTTTCTTTTTAACTAATTCTATTTCCTTACGAATTGGGGCATTTTTTCCCTTTTGCTTGGTAAAATATATAGTTTGTTCTTTTGACATTTTATATACTATTTATTGTTATTATTATAAGCAAACAAAAAAATAAAACAAAACAAATTATTAAAAATTAATTCAATATCCTAAATCAATATTTTCATTAAATAATCCAAATCCTGTTATTTTTCTACCAACAGCTGCAATATCAGTCAAACCAGTTAATCCAGCACGTAACGCTGGATTCAAACTTTTTTCTACTAATTCTTTAGTATCTTGTTTTACAAAATTTAATATATTAGGATTTGCCAGATTATTTGCTTGTAATAACTTGCTTATATAATCTTGGCAATTATTAGTATTAAAATCATATACCCAGATATTATCACCACCTGCACGAACTGTATTATCAAATACTTGTCCGAATGTTAATGAATTAGCAGTATATGGAACTTGCATTACATTATTAGGGTCATTTGTAAAATCCTGACTAGATGCACTTCTAAATCTTACTGTCTCATTTCTTTCAGTTAAAGCAAACTTAATTTTACCATTATCTAGATAAGTCATTAGAACATATAAATGAAATAATTTGTCATAAGGTTGATTATTTAAATTAGCATTCCATTTTCCAAATGATGCTAGATTAAGAATTTTATTAAATACACTTGCTATTGGAACTCTAACAACCATTATAGAATACATTGGAATATTTTTTACTGAATCATAAAATGCTTTATCACTTCTAGATAAACTCTTTCTAGCGCCACCAAATAAATTGAGTAGAAACCCTGAACCCTCTACCGATGGATTGGCATTTTTCTTGGATTTATGAGGCATAGTATATAAAATAAATATATTATAATAACATAAGAAAATAAATGCCACAAAAATATTACTTGTATGAAAGTGATAAACCTAATAAAAAATTCTATATTGAATATGTCAATCCAGAAACACGAAGAATTAGAAAAATCTATTTTGGGGCTAGTGGGTACAACGATTATACATTATTCCCAAAGAATGAAAGAGATTCACGAAAAGAAAGATATTTAAAAAGACACCAGAAAGAAGATAATACTAACCCAACTAAACCATCTTTCTATGCTACTAATTTATTATGGAATCTACCAACATTAAATGCTTCTATTAAAGATACTAATAAAAGATTTGGTATTAAGATTATTAAAAAATTTTAGTTTTTTTTATTTTTCTTTCTAGACACACATTTTATTTTTAACCTTAAGAAATTTTTATATATATTTAGTATGTAATAGGCAGATATTATATGATTTCTTAGATATATATATGTTTAATTGTCGTTATATAAATTTATATAATGATAAAAAGCATATATAAACACTAAGAAATATTAAAATATCTACTAATATTACAAAATTATATATAAAATTCTTTCTTATATATTCAAATTCTATAGGAAACATTATTATAATTTCTTAATATATTAAAATAACTTAAATATATAATAAATATTATTTTAAATTTCTTATTATAAATTAAAAGATGGAAAAATATGAAACCCCAGAATCACATCTAAATTTAATTAAACATATTTTATATTTTATAACAGACTTACTAGACAAACATAATATTAAATATTTTATAGATGGTGGCACATTGTTAGGTGCGATACGTAATAAGGATATTATTAAACACGATGACGATGCAGATATAGGAATACTTTATAAAGATTTCTTTTGTAAATTGCCTAGCATATATAATGAAATTAAAAATCATAAAGTAATTATAAATGATGTTGAATATTATTTAAATATTGATAATAAATATCCAACATTAACAAAAATATTTATTCAGGGGTTATGGGGAAAATCAGATTATGGCAAAATTATTGGAACACCAACAATTGATATTTTCTGCTGGCAAAGTAAGAATGATATTATTGAATTGTATTGTCCTAAGCAAAGAAAGCAATTTAAAAATTGTTATTATAAAAAATCAGAAATGTTCCCATTAACTAAATGGGAATTTGGAAATAAAAATTTATATGGTGCAAATAATCCATTAGGATATTTATTTAGATATTATGGTAATGATTGTTTGAAAGTAATTAAAGTAGATATGAGATTAGAAGAACATTGTTTAAATAAAATATCAGAATCAATTAATTAAGAAATAATTTTACAATACATATTACCCATATATTTATCCGCTAACTTGAATAATTCCTTATGATGTAATTCTTCCGATTCTTGTAAACCCTCTTTAGGATTCTTAAACATATAATTAATACAAGCATGGAGGAAGCCTGCTACCTGTACACCAGTTGGATTTGCTATTTTGAACCCTAGCCTTTTCACATCACTAACAGAAAGAACAGAACCACACCACATTTTCTCTCCATTATCAAATTTCATTAATGCTCCTATGGAATCCCAACCATCATTTGTAATATCATCTAATTCTAGAACGTAATAGTTTGGTAATGGTTTATAATCATTTTTCCTTAAGTTATCTAAACTTTTTAAACTAGCATCACAACTTCTATATACATACATAATTGTTGGTGAATGAGGATAAAGAAATTCTGATAATGAATATATTTCGGCATGTGGAATCAACGCCCCAGTGTATGTAAATGGTTTTCCGTTATGATCTAATGTTATTGAATCACGTTCAACATTCATTCCCCTATCTGGTAAAAATCTAATATTTGGTGCATTGCCTTCATCAGGAACTATTACTTTTGTTTTAATCTTTTTTAAATCTTCGTCGTTTAATGATAACATGACATTATCGGCTGCTTCTAGCATATATCCATCGGCAGACCACGAATTAATAAATTTAGATTTTGTAGGCTTAATATTTGTTTTTTGGCTATCATATTCTGCTATAATAACTTCTTTCAATCCTAAATCTTTAGCCAATTTTGCATAATTACCTTTTATTATTTTCTTGCCTTTCATTTTTGCATATTCTCTAATACCACGTTTAAAAAATGCCTGTATTGCTCCGGGATTAAAACCCACATTAAGAAATCTTGATTTTGTAGTGTCTTTCATTACTTCTTCTGCCAATATATCACGATGTAGTAATGTATTTTCTTTAATATCATTATATGTTAATTCTCCAGTATGTTTTTTGTTTGCTGATTCATAATTTTCTATACTAGTATTAATGTAAAATGAACCTTTTAATTTACACCATTTTAATAACATTATTGTATCCACATTTACTGATAAATCTATAATTAATGTTTTGTCATCTGCATCTTTCAATAATGTTTTATGATTTTGTAGTGTAACTGCTTTCTGTATATATTTTACATCTCTATTGTCAAATAGTTCAGTGTGTGTAGGGGGTAATGGGTCAATTATTATATATGGTATGTCATAGTAAAGTTTTTCAAGATTAAATAATTCTTGCAGTGATTTTGCAATACTTCCATATCCAATCCAAATAAATTTATTTATCATTCTAGACAGTAATTAATAATTACATAGATTTTAATTTATAATTTTTTATCTATATATAAAATAAAAGTGTTGTCTAGAAAGAAAATAAAAAATGTCATTAGAAAAATTAGTAGCAGAATACATAAAAACCCCATTAAGTGGTAATGAGATTTACAGATTATGTGGAGTTCAACCCATACTATATTCTGAATTATCAAATTATAAAACATTAGAACAGTTATTAGCAAAAACAAAAAAACCATATGCAATAATTTTATATCAAACATCTAGTAAAACAGACGGACACTATAATTGTATAGGTGTAAATGGTGATGGGTGCCCGTATCATTTTGACCCATACGGATTTCCAGATACGAAAATACAACAACTAGCCCCATATGATAAAAAATTACCAAATTATATTGACCCGTTATTAGAAGCATACGCAAAAAAACATAATAAACAATATCAAGTAAATACTATAGATTTTCAGTCGAAAGGGGGGGGTACGGCTGATTGTGGAAGATGGAGTGGATTGTGTGCTATTTTATCACAATTTATGAGTTTTAAGCAAATGGGAGAATTATTTTTTAATAATCAATCAAGTTATTTGCGTGGTGATAATGTCGCAACACTATTAACTTTACTATCATTAGATGATATTGGGAAATATTATAAAAATCATACTGGTAATAGGTAATTTATAATTTTAGTTCAAATGGTTTGGATTTGTATTTTCCATTTTCGTGTTCGTATAATTGCGCGATTGCTTCGATTAATACTGTTCGCGGACTACTTAATTTTATACGTGTATGTAAATTACTAGCACGTGCAATATTTTTTAATTGTTTTATTGGTAAATCATTCAAATGATTACGTATATTTACATCTTTAAAACTTCTTTTAGAAACATTTAGTTTTTTCTTTTCTTTTGGTTTAGATACTTTTTCATTAGGTTTTTCAACTTTTTCATTAGGTTTTTCAACTTTTTCCATATCTATTATTTCTTCTGCATATTTTTTAAATTTTTTTGTTTTAATTATATTTTCTGCATATTTATTAAATTCATTATTTCTATTTTGTTGTTCTTCATCTGTTGTGTATGGATTTAATTGCATATATAATTTAAATTGTTCTAATGTTAATGGATATCGTTGTATAGTTATATTTGATATAGTATTTATATAATCATCATTAAGTTTTATTCCTTGTTTTATTGCTTCATTTAAAGATTTTGTTAAATATGTTCTTCTAACCACATCTAATTTTTTTAAACTTTTTAGTAATTTTTCTTGTATTTCAGTTTTTTTTTTATCTGATAATTTTTTATAATTTTTAATATCATACAACGCTTTTTCTTTTTTATCATTTAATAACTTCATTTGTTTTTCATATTCTATTTGAGTCATTCTACTTCTTCTTGTTGATTTATCCCTATTTTTAAATGTTTGTTGCAATTTTTTTTCGTTAACTGTAATATTATCTAAAATATTTTCTAATCCTTCTTTTGTCATTACTTTAGGATCTGAAGTAGTAGGAATAAATTGTTTTCTCATATATCTTTCTTTTTCTTGTTGATTTTGTTCTTTATTTAATAATTTTTTAACCAATTTACTAAATTTATTTTCCACATCCATTTTTGAAATATTTTACTATTTAATTACATTATAATAACATAATTATTTATAAAATTAATTCTAAACATAAAATAAAAAGTGTGTCTAGAATGAAAATTGATTTAACTAAATCTAAAGTTATTATTTTGCATCTAGAAAGAGCACAAGAACGTAAGAAAAATATTGAACATTTAAAAACTATATTTGACGACGTACAAATATATCCTGGTAAAGATGCACTTACATATACCGAAGAAGAAAGAAAACAATATTTAGATTTAAAATATTTTCATAGATTACCTAGTTGTAAATGGCGCGATAATGTTTTATTAGGGCACGTTGCTTGTTCTAGAGGACACCTAAATATTATAAAATATATAATTGATAATAAATTAGATAATGTAATAGTGTTTGAAGATGACGTAGAATGTATTGATAATAATTTAGTTATTGATTATAATGATGAAGATTATATTTATTTAGGTATTACAAAACAATACAAACCGAATAAATATTCAGGTGCATTTAGTATATATTACCCTAGCTATAAAAAATTAGAAACTATATATGATATTCTAAAAGACCCTAAAAAATTTAAATGTTTTGATTATATGATTACAAATTACTGTAATAAACCTAAATTCAACTATACTATTTATAATAAATTTAAAGTAATCGGAATTTCAATTACTGATAATTTATGAAATTATTATCTAGATTAACAATAAAATGACAACAACTATAAACTACACGACAATAAAGTTTGCTATACCAACCTATAAACGGTTTGATATTATTCAATCACATACTCTAGCATTATTAGAAAAGTTTAAAGTGCCTAGAAAACAAATATATATATTCGTAGCAAATCAAGAAGAATATGATTTATACACCACGGCACTAATTTCAACACCTGAAAAATATAATATCATTCTAGGAAAACAAGGTTTATGTAATCAACGAAATTTTATAACTCAATATTTCAAAGAGAATGTAAAAATAGTTAATTTAGATGATGATATTAAAAACTTGCAAATATTAGAAAATGCCACATTACGTGATTTAACACTGCCAGAATTCAAATATTATATTATCAAGGCATTTAAACTTTGCAAAGAACACAAAGCAAATTTATGGGGTATAAGTCAAACCAATAATGGCTATTTTTTACGTGATAGCATAACATTTAACTTTTCATTTATAGTTGGGTTTTTCTGGGGTTGTATAAATCGACACCTGCCAGAACTAAATATTACTTTAGATATAAAAGAAGATTATGAAAGAAGTGCGAAATACTGGGAACTAGACCACACAATAGTGAAATTCAATATGCTTTGTGCTGATACTAACGTATATAATAATGCGGGCGGTTTGCAAATTCAATATCCCGATAGATATGATGCAAGTTATGATGCTTGTATTGATTTATGTGAAAAATATGATAATTTATTTAGTATTCGTTTAGCAACATTAAATAGTGATCATGCATCTAGGTATCCAGAATTACGGTGTACTCGTGGTTTAATTAGCCCTAATAACTATTTTATACAACTACCAAATATAAATGAAGATTGCGAAATTATAAAAAGTATTCTAGACACACTAAAAATAAAACCTTTACAAAAAAATTATAAAAGATTAACTAGTGGTATTGGTATGTCCCAGTGTTTCGGAAAATATCGAATACGGAAACAAACAGGATTATTTGAAAGCAAAAACAATGCAAAATATCCTATATTATATGACTTATTAAAAGAATTTTATAATAAGTATGTTATTTCACACATACCAGAATATACATCTATACAAGTTAATGTAAATTACCAGACAAAACCACATTATGATAGAAATGCGGGAGAAAGTTATATAATTGGTTTAGGTGATTATAAAGGCGGAGATTTAATAGTAAATTCTTATAAACATAATATTAAATATCATCCTATAATGTTTGAAGGCAAAAATTGGCTACATGGCACAAGCAATTTTGAAGGTGAAAGAATCACATTAGTATATTTTAAACAAAATACAAAGGAAAATAAAAATGAAAAAAAATTAGAAATTTAAAAATCTAGGTCATATTCAATTTCTGGGTATGATTGTTTAAAAAATGTTCTTACATCACATGTAGGTTTATTAGTTTTTTTATTTTTTTCTTTTTCATTACAAGTAAAACAACGTATATATTGCTTAGAAGGTTTTAAGCAATCTATACAGTTTTTATTATTTCTTTGTCTTTCTAATTCATCTACATAAATTTTAATACAAGTATCACAACGTATATATTTATTATTAGTTTTTCCACAATCTATACAGGTTTTATTATTTCTTTCTCTTTCTAATGCTTCTAGATAACATTCTTTACAAGTATCTATATTTTTATAGCGTTTATTAATACAATTATCATTTACACATAATAACCTACAAGCATTACAAAGATTATCTAATCTATTATGGTGTTTTTTCTTGCATTTATCACAGTGTTTTCCGCGTTGTTCTTTATCGCAAAATTGCCTTATACAACAATTACCAATCATAATCTCATCTATATCAGTACTTATACCGTCTCTATGCATTATATACCTAGCATTAATTATTTTGTGTCCGCATACACAAGATTCATATTCTTCTAATTTTTCTTTTCTATCTGGATTTTCTATATATTCTTTTAAATCTTCTTCAGTTAAACCATAATTAGTTAATAAACCATTAATAAAACTAGTATGTAATTTATTTGTCATTCTAGAATGATTTATTTTTTCAGAACTTTGTTTATTTTTTTAGATGTTTTAATTGTGTATAGTTATTATTACATTAGATATATATTATTTCTTTAAGTTATTTTATTATATAAGAAATAATTAATAATAAGAAATTTTAAACAATTTAAAGAGATATTAATATTTTAAATTACTAAGTAAATATAAAGTTATTTTATACATTTATAAATCCTGTCTAGAATGTTATTCACTTTTGAAGAACGTGTTAATCCTACCTATTGTAATATTCTTGCCAAGATTACCTTAGAACAATTCAAGAAATTTTATAGTAGTACAGAAATTGATGAGAATGGGGATAATATGGAAATCACTACACAATTTAATATGTTACGTAATTATTGTGCTGATATGATTAAATGCAATTATACTAGATTATCAACCTATAAATACTCAGGTAATAAGACAGATGGGAGATTATTTTTAAAGGAAAAAATGGGATTACAACGTATTTGGAATAAATTTCGCGGGGTTTTAAGTGATGGTATTACACGTGATTTGGATATGATTACTTGCCACCCTAATTTACTAGTTTATTTATGCAGACAACATGACATAACAACAAACAGATTAAATATTTATGTTAATTCTAGAAAGGAAATATTAGATAATCTTTTAAAAGATGATAAAATTAAAAAGGATGAAGGTAAAATATTGTTTTTGAAATCTATTAATGATAATGAAATAATTGATAGACTAGGAAAGAAAAAGATTAAGAACTCATTTTTTATTGAGTTTGATAAGGAAATGAAAGAAATACAAAACAAATTATCTGCTAAGTTTCCAGAACTATTGAAAGAATGCAAAAAGAACAAGCCAAATAATGCTGAAGGCTCACTAGTTAATAATTTACTTTGCAAACTGGAAAATGAAATATTGCAAAAGGCTATTAAATCAATTCAGGTTCTTTTTAAAGTATCAGTATTAATGTTTGACGGTCTAATGCATTTTACACGTAATGATATTACAATTACAGATAATGAAGTAATTAATAGACTAAATGCAGTTTCGCAAGAATATGGGATTAAATGGGATTATAAAGAACATAATACTGAAATAAAAGATATTCTAGATGATTTAGAAATAATTGATAACATTAATTTTTTTATTGGTGAAACAGAACAAGAAGTAGCCAATTATTGTGTTAATAACCTATTCAAAAACAAACTTATAAAATGCCAAGGTGAAGTATACGTGTATGACAATAAAATATGGACTAAAAACGATACTATTAATATTATTGCTAAAGAACTAGGAAAACACGATTTATATATTACTACTACAAAAGGGGATAGATTAATTAGTAAAGATACTAAGGGACAAGATAGTTTAGCAAAGATGATAATGAGAAATGTTAAAGTTGATGATGATTTTTCAGAAAGTATGCATTTATCAACCTTAAATAAAATCTGTTTCCAAAATGGATTTTATGATTTTACAACCGGTTTATTTCATATATACACAGATAATAATATTCCATTAACGCCTTTCATTATTCCTAGAGATTACTCCACAAATAAAGATGGGTATGATGATTTATATAAAAAAGTATTTTATCCCACTTTTAATATTAAATTTGATGATAATGGAGTTTTACAAGATGATGATAATTTACAACGTCTAGAACACTTAAGATTCATATTGCATAAGTTTGCGAAAATGATAGCAGGTCAAAACAAGACCAAAGAATGGATGATGTTCTTAGGTGATAGAAATAGTGGGAAAGGTGTTTTTCAAGAATTATTCTTAAATAGTTTTCGGAAATACGTAATAGAAACCAGCAGTGGCAATTTTATAGAAAAATCAGTAAGTGGTGGAACGGATTTGGATAAACTAAATGCATTTATGGCTAAATTTGAATTTTCTAGATTAGTATTTATGAATGAAGTAAAAAAAGCACTAGATAGTAAAGGTAAAAATATTTATAAATTTGATAGTGAAATTATAAAAAAACTTACTAGTGGTGGTGATTTAATAAGCTGTAGAACAAACAATAAAGATGCTAGGGAATTCCATATTCAAAGTAGTTTTATAATGAATTGTAATGATGAACCTATTTATACCTCACAAGATGCTAAAGACTTTTTAATAAAGTTTAATATGCCGTGTAGATTTCTTACAGATGAAAAATATAATAGTATGTCAGAACAAATTAAACAGCAATTTGTAAGACAAGTTGCAGACCCTGAAATTAGAGATGATTTTTGCAAAAGAACTGATATAATAGAAAGTTTTACTAACTTAATATTTGATGCTTATAAATGGGAAGTAAATTGCCCTGATTATGTTAAAGCAGAAATAGAAGAAGAAAAGGAAGATACAGATTATAGTGCTGTATTAAATTTATTCATAAAAGTTGATGATATACGCTCGACACTATCTAATAAGAAGATTATGGAAATTATAGAAGCAAATAGAATTCCTTTTACTATTGATAAAGTAAGTAAAATACTTACTAAAGCAGGATACAATAGAGTTAAACTAGATAGATGCACTAGGGGGTTCTGCAATATTATGCACGTTTTACAAGAATAATATATGGTGTCTCAGTGTCTCCGGTGAAG